GCACTATTTAAAGCAGTTGAAGACCTAGGTGGCACAATTACTTTGCCTGAAGATAATGGTGGCTCAGGTAATGATGGAGGAAATAATAACTCTGGCAATTGGGATTTAACAAACGCGACTTTGTCAAATGGAGTCATCACCTACACTGGAGGTTCATTTGAAGAAGAAGGCACAGGCAATACCATCAATGGTTTATTTGCTAAAAAATCTCTGTCTATCGGAGAGCGAGCAACTGTTGGATTTAAATTCGCTTCAGGTGTAATTACTGGATTTGCCTTTGCAGTTGATTATGGCGTTAAAACTGGTCAATACAGTGATGAAGGTGCTGTGATTTTTCAGCACAATTTAGCTGTTCGATTGATCGCTGGTCGAGACTGGTTAGATGAGTTTAAAGCTGATCTACAAGATAATACGACCTATCAAGCATCAATTGAACGTATTTCAAGTCAAGCAGTAAATCTTAGTGTTTATGATCAAAGCGGAAATTTAATCAAAGAACGTGAAGTTGTGATTGGGTATGAGACGAATCGTGTTTGGTTGCTAGTTCAACTTGCGAGTTCAGACACAGCTTTCTCAACAGAATTAACAACTCAAGCTAGTTAAATAAGGAGTTGAAAAATGACGATTCCACTCATCAAGACGCCTGGTCAATATTTTGAAGTAAATACAAACACTCAACGTTCGGGTTTGCCACAGAATAAGCACAAAATTTTATTTATTACTGATGACGATCAGCCTGTAGGTTCAACGATGCCTATTAATCTTGATAGCAAAAATCAAGCTGATAGCGCATTTGGTGAAAATAGTGTTGTTGGTCGTATGGTTGCTGCTGCAATCGCAACTAATCGCTTTATGGATGTGCAAGGCTTGGGAAAGTCGCAAACCTAATCAGTTGTGCTGGTGCAACAGATAATATTCATTTCGATTGGATTACTGGTATTTGGTCTTTGTTTGTTGATTTTGATGCAAATACTGATTTAGAAAATCCTGATTTTACGGGTGATCCAGCGGATTTAAATAACTATATCCGCAGCCAATATGAAGGAATCTTAACATCGGAATATGATGGATTTTTTGATATTAGCAATCTCGATAGTGTAGTTCATCGATTCATGCTGATCCGTGTAAATGATGAAAGTAATTTCAATATTTCAGAGTCAGATAATCAAAGTTTTATGGTGAATGAAGATGGAAGTTTAACTTTCTGTCTTGCAGCGCATATAGGTATTTAATTATGTCAATTCAAGAAACTATTGCTCCTTTAGGGCATACCATTATCGCTTTATCTGCGCCTCCAGCTGCTGGTGTAGAGACGCTGGCTTGGATAACACATCTCAACTCAGTAAGTGATGCAATCAATCATAAGCCAGCAATTATTGTTATTCCATTTTCTGATATTGAAGCAGCTGAAACGTTTGCGGCACAAGCTCCAGTAAAGACTTCATATCGTGTTTTATGTGTTTGTTATCATGGCGCAATCGGTCAAGAAGCTGAGTTGGCTGGTGCAATGGCTGCCGCATTAGCAGATTCAAATGATCCAGCTTTGCCATTTGATGGTGTGAACCTTGGTGGTATCACAGCTGTTGCTGATGAATACAAGCTTAAGTTTGATCGTATTGAGCAAGCATTAAATCGTGGTGTTTGCATGATCGATACGGGTGTTGATGGGCTGCCTGAAATCATTCGTGCTGTTTCAACTTATCGTGTTAATCCAGATTCAGGTGCTGATGATGATTTAATGTTAGACATCAATGGTGCATTGATTGCTGATTATACGCGTAAAACAATTCGAGATGATTTAGCAAAAGAACGTCGTCGTAAAAATACGGGAGCAAAACGTCGCAATGTACGCTCTATCATTCTGAAACGTTTAGTCCAGCTTGATGATGCAGAAATTTTGCAAAATGTACGTGCACGTAAAGATGAATTAACTGTTACTGAAGATGCAACAGATCGCTATCGTGCGAATGCGAAAATCCCTGCGGATTGGGTACGAGGAATGCATGTGATTGCTGGTACGTTGGATGTTTACTAACTTACTTTATTTCAAATTAGAGGCTGCTTTTGCAGCCTTTAATTTTTACGGAAGTCTTTCCGCCTAATAATAACTATTCATTTTTATCAAAATAGCCTCATGTTTTTATGAGGTCTCTCAAATGGCTGAACAAGCAGTCGGTTCAATTGTAATGAGCGTGGACGGTCAGGACTATGACTGTGCAAAGTTTAGTGCAAAAAAAACCACAGGAAATAAGCGCATTCCGACGATGAATCGCAAGATGAAAGTCAAATATAAATCTAAGGGTGTCACGTTATATGACTTGACTTGCTCTGTCGTAATTCCGAACGGTAAAGATACTGTTGACTGGGACAATATTGAAGATGCACGAATTTCAATTGAGTCACCAGATGGTGGTTTTCGTGAAACATACACTGATTGTGAAGTACTAGACATCAGTGATTCTTACGATGTCAACGGTGAAACCATGCGTGATTTAACAATGTTTGCAATGGACTATTTAAAAGAATCTATCTAATTGGGTGAAAAATGAGATTAAGAGTAATTGGTGCTTTAGCTGTTGCCATGACTGTGCTGGTTAAAGACGAAGTGATCAAATGTAAAAGTGTTGAATTAAGTGACCTTAGTACAGGCGATTTATTTGCTGCACGCGCAAAAGCAAATGAAGGTGAATATTTAACTTTGCATGAATTAGCTGCAAAAACACAATTAATTGATGACAAAGATAATAAGTATCCTATTACTTACGAAATGCTTCGCGATACATCGTCTGCAAACTTTAAAAAGCTTGAAGAGCTGGACTATAAATTGCAGGCAAAGCTCAGCGCCGAGAGTTTAGAGAGCCAATCCAGTTAGTAGCTCTGCTGCATCAAGCTGGCATTGACTTGAAAGATGCTGAACAAATGCCAATGCAATATGCGTTGGCATTTTTGTCTGAGAAAGCAGCGCTATTACTGAAAGCAAAATCTATTCTTGAGCATGAGCGGCAAATCAATACTCATGTAGCAAAACCCCAAGCATCAAATACAAAATCTTATGTTGCAACTGAGCGTAAGCATTCAAAACCTAAGAACACTGGAGAGAATGTATGAGTAATAATAATTCTACTGTTTCGTTGACGCTCCAGCTCAAAGGACAGCAAGCAAGTCAGGAAATGAAAAAGTTTACTGACCAGCAGATCAGTGCGACTAAGCAGATTAATCAGCAATGGGAGAAAGTTGGAAAATCACAAGCAACTTCAAATGAAATTGCTAAAAAAACGACTGGTGAATTGGTTAAACAAGGTCAAGCATTAGGTACTCAAACCAAAGAAGCAATTGCTATAGAGGCAGCACGTAAGCTTGGTCTAAGAACTGAACAGCAAATCAAAAATGAAATAAAACAAACTCATAGTACATATGCCCAATTAAGTGTTTTACAGCGCCAAGGCGTTGTAACAGCAAAAGATATGGAACGAGCATATGCTTCAATGAATAATAAGGTTTCTCAATTAAACCGAGAGCTTGGAAAGACTGTTGTGGCAGAAAAGCAAATCCAACAGTTGCAAAAAAGCAACGGTGGCTCAGGCTTGCTGCAAAAAGGCACTATGGTTGGAGGAGCTGTAGTCGGTGCTGGTTATATGCTACAGCGACCAGTCCGTGATGCTATGCAATATGAGAAAGACTTAGCTCAACTTTCAATTACAGCTTACGATAATCCAAATGATCGTAAGTTTGGTCAAAATACGCTTAGGTCAATAATTACGAGTACTGCAAAAAAATATGGTCAGTCTACTGATGATGTTTTTACAGGATTGAATAGCTTAGTTGCATCTGGGAAATATAAGGGTAAAACAAACACTGAAACTGAAAAAAACCTTTCTACAGCATTAGGTGCAGCAGCTGAAGCTGCACAAGCTTCAGGTGGTGATATTCTTGACTTTGCACAATTATCAGTGGCGGCAAAGGTTAAGAATATTCCTGAACGTGAATACATGGCTTATGCAGTTCAGGCAGGTAAAGAAGGTAATTTCGAAACAAGGGATTTAGCAAAGCATCTTGCTACTCAATCAGGTATGTTGCCCTCCGATCCAGCAAATAAAAGTCGACAAGCATCGCAGTTGATGGCATTAAACCAAGTTGCAATGACAACGGCTGGAACTCCTGACCAAGCTGGTAATAATGTCACTAATTTGTTATCTAAGATGAATGCTCAGAGTACAAAAAAAACCTTTAAAAAAGATTATGGAATTGATTTAGACAAAGAATATCTTAAAGGTGCTGCGACTGGTAAAACAAGCTTTGATGTTTTTGGTGAAGCCCTCAGCAAAGCAATGAATCAAGATAGTCGATATAAAAAATTATTATCGGATTTAAAAAAAGCAGGAAATTCGGATGAGAGACAGCAAATACTATTAAGCCAGCAAGGGATACTTGAACAGTCCGCACTTTCAAATATTTTACCAGACATGCAAGCGTTAGCTGGTGGCGTAGCTTTAGTGACCCAATGGCAAGAATTTCAGCGGATTACTAAAGTAAATCAAGACAAAGGCTTGCAATCATTAACTGAAGATTCAGCAACTATGCGTGATACTTCAAGTTATGGAGTAAATCAGCTGACAGTAACGAAAAAGAACTCTGAGTTTGATGCTCTAAATGGTTTTAATAATGTAATTGGAGACACTTCCACAAGACTTTCAGATTATGCGGAAAAATATCCTGCGCTTGCAACGGCAGTAGCTGGTACAACAGTAGCAATTGCAGCTTTAGGTACAGCGGCAGGCATAACTACACTAGCGATGGGTAAAAATGTGCCATTACCTACTGGGAGTGCCACAGGTGCTGTTACTTCTAAAGCGTCAAATATTGCAAAAACTGCTGGAGTTGCAGCAGCTGGATATGTTGGTTATGAATTATTTAAGCCGCTAGATGACTTTCTCTATGGAAAAATTGCAGGCTTGTTTGGTGCTTCAGAAGAAAGACCTGATTTTTTGCAAATGGCAATTGATAAGAGCCAAGAGCAAAAAGAAGTCTTAGAACAACAAAATCAACTTATTGAAAAACAGAATCAAATAAGTGCAGATATGGCAAGCAAACTTAATTCATTAATCTCAGTCACTCAGCAAAATAAGCCTGTTATCAATATGAGCGGTTCATTAATGGATCAGATTTCACAACATACACGGTCTGAAGAAAAGCGTCATGGTGTTGATTTATTGTCATACGGTCAAAAATAAATGGAAGCCTTTCCGCCTAATATAAAAGTTTAGTTTTTCGCACAATAAACCTCATATTTATGAGGTTTATTGCTATGGGCTGGAAGGATGATCTTCAGGATGCGAGTTTTCGTGGTGTGCTTTTTGAATGTACTGGAACGAATGAGTCTGGCTCTAAGTCTTTAGCAATCAAACAAGCACCTTATTCAAATAAGGCATCAATTGAGGATATGGGAAATAATCCCCTCAAAATTAGCATTGATGCTGTCTTTACGGGTGAAAACTATAAAGTTGAAATGGACGCGCTCTGGGCGGCTTTGGTCGAAACAGGCTCAGGCGAACTTATTCATCCCGTTCATGGTGTGATGCAAGTCAATGCCGAAAATTACAACATTGTTCATAAAGCTGAAGAAGTAAATACATGCACAATCGCAATTGAATTTGTTCAAGCTGAAGACAAAGAACGTCCTTTATTTATCCCTGTTGTTACGCCTGAGACAGTCGATGTTGCTGCAATCACTGAGACACCAGCTGCTGCACTTGATACATCACTTGATCATTTAGAAAAGACTGATCCGAACAAATTCTTTACTACCGTCAATAACATCAAGAATGCGGTCACAACTGCACGTCAGTATTTAGGTCTTGCAAAAAGTACGATTGAATCTGTTTTATCGCCAGCTGAAAGCATTGTTGGACTTGTTGATGAAGTTAGTAGATTAGCAACCTTTGATACCAATATTTCAGCGATTGCAAAATGGCGTGACCTCTTCAAACGAGTGAAGCGTTTTGAAAAACTTTTTCAAGATGATGATCTACCAGAGCTGAAGCAAACATGGCGAGCAACACAAGTTGCAAGTTCCGTTGCGATTACTCAAAAAGTTGTTTCTTCAGTTCGTAAAGAAATGCTTGAAAAGAAGCAAATTAGTTTTACACCAGTTGATCTATCGATCATTCGTCAGCAAGTACGCCAGCAACTTCAGCAAGTGATTAAAACTGAACGTGAGCAAGCGACTACGGGCTTACTATTTGAGTCAGTTACACAAGTTCAAGTGTTTAAAAACGTTGCTGATCAAATTCATAGCCAGCTTCAAGAAATAATTGAAGTACGTCCACCGATTACAACAACTAGAATTTTAGTGCCTTGCACACTGCATTGGCTGGCTCATTCACTTTATGGTGACATGGAACGTGCTGATGAAATCCGTCGTTTAAATCCTGAATTATTTAATCCAGCAGTACTTCAAGTCGGCATGGAGTTGACTGTCTATGCAAGATAATTCAGGCAATCAAATCCGCCTCATTATTGGTGATGTTGAAATTAGCGGTTGGGATAATGTCACCGCTGATAGTCAGATTGATACACCAGCCGACAACTGGAATTTAACTTTATTTCGCCAAGATGGTCAGCCCTTACCTGATAGCGTTCAAGGTGCTGCCAAAATTCAGTTGTTCTATAACGATGAAGTAATTTTGACTTCAATCGCAGACAACATAGAAGAAGCTGTAAGCCGTGATGGTTATGGTCTACAAATTTCTGGTCGAGATTTGGCTGGTCAGTTGATCGATTGCTCAGTGCCTATTTTCAATGGTCGTCAGGTAACTTTGGAAGAGTTATTGCAACGCTATGTATTGGCTGGTGATCTCTCGTCAGTCATTCATGATGTGCGGATTCAGAATAATAGTTGGCTGAAGAATAAAGTCTCTGTCGAGCCAAGTGAGTCGCTTTGGGATGCAATTGCTAAAGCAGCTCAGGTTACAGGTCAACACGTATGGCTTGAGCCTGACGGCATATTAAGCATTGGCGATCCATTTGCTAATCCTTATCAAGTGCAAGAGTCTCTGCGTTTGATAAAGCCGCTTGATAATTCAAATAATGTACTGGATTTACAGTACACAAATGATGTTTCGGGTGTCTTTAGTCAAATCAAAGTAATGAGCCAAGATGGTGATGGTCAGTCTATTTTGTCTGAAGCGACAGCACCAACACAATACGGTTTTAATCGTTTAAAAATCGTGACGCTTGGTGATGTTGAGACCAAAGCTGAAGCAGACGCAGCGCTCGATAAAATCATTAAAGACAATAATCTAGCAGCCTATGGTCTGACCGCTACAGTTGATGATTGGCTAATTGATGGCAAGCTCTGGCGTGCAGGATTTTATGTCAATGTTGAAACTAATGCTCTTAGTCGCGCGACAGGAAAATGGGCAGTTTTAGGTCGTACTTTCTATTTGTCACGCGATAAAGGCAAAACAACAAAATTAAATTTAAAACGCCAAGGCGATTGGGCACAGCCGCTGATCTACAAAGACCCTCAAGCAAAAACTAAAAAGAAATCTAAAAAAGCCAAAGGAGATCAACAGCAATGATGAAATCTATTGGTTTACACATCAATAAAGCATTAAAGCAATTACGCTTTCCAATGCTAGGCATCATTGCACGTGGTAGCTCTAAATCTTTACAAGTTAAAGGCTTACAGGATGAAACACTGCAAGAAATCGAATTGATTCAGCAAGTCGGCTTCAACTCTCACATTCCAGATTCAGCAAAAGTTATTGTGATTCCGCTTCAGGGTAAAACAGCTAAAGCTGTTGTGGTTGCAACAACTGGTGGTGCTGTTGTTGTCAACGTTGCTGAAGGTGAAACCTGTGTTTATGACCAGTTCGGGCATCAGATTCTTCTACATGAAAAAGGCATAAAAATGCTTGGTGACGTGGAAATTGTTGAAGGCGGTTTGACTGTAGAAAAAGACATTAAGTCATTGGCTGAAGTATCAGACAAAACTGGATCAATGCAACAGATGAGAGTGGTTTACAACTTACACTTGCATGGCAGCAGTCCACTAGCTAATCCAAAAATGGAGTAATTCATGGGAACTATTAATTTAGAAACAAAAGACTACGTTCTTACAAGTTTAGATGCTGCATTCAATGATGATGTTGTTCAGGTCGTTTGCCAGCGGTTGAATATCCATCGTGGACGCTATTGGGCTGATCCTAATCTTGGTAGTCGATTTTATACATTGAAACGTTCAAAAGACGTACCTCGTATGGTTCAAACAGTTAAACAATATGCTGAGGAAGCTTTGATAGATTTAGTTCCGAATCGTTTGCAAAGCCTAGTTGTATCAGCAGCTCAGTCGGTTAAAAGCCGTATTGATTTAAAGATTGAGATCACTCGCTTGACGGGTGAAAAGCAAACGATTCCTTATTTTGTGGCTGTAGGTGGTTGATATGGCTTATCCAGTTAAAACATTTGCTCAGATTCGAAATCTGATTACTCAAGAAATCAGAAATGTCACAGGTTTAGGCATTTCAGATGATAGTGATGCTGGTATTCGTGCTGACGGTACAGCATCAATTGTTGAAGGCTTATATCATCATCAAGTCTATATACAGAAACAGTTATTTATCTCAACTGCTGATGAGCCATTTCTTTATATCCATGCTGATGAGCTTGGTCGTCCACGGTTAGGTGGTACTCAAGCTTCAGGGACTGTTTTAGCAACGTCAAATATTGCTTTGACGATTGCTGCTGGTACAAAGTTGACTGATGGTAAGTCACATTATTGGTCAGTTGTAAGTGACACTGAGCTATTAGCAAATACAGCAACATCTATAGATGTTGTTGCAGATCGAATAGGTGCGAGTTGGAACTTTACAGGTACGTTGCTATGGGTTAGTCCAGCTGCTGGGCTGAGTGGTATGGCAATTGAAGCCACCATTGGTGGCGGTACTGATCAGGAAGAATTGGAAGACTGGCGTGCACGTCTACTAGAAGCAAAACAACTCGGTTTGTCACGAGATCGCTCCGAAGATTTGATTTCTGTTTTAAAAACTGTTGCGAATGTGCATGACATTTTTCCTTATCCAAAGCGACGTGGTTTAGGCTCATTAGATGTAGCAATTACAGCAAAAGGTAATCCGCCAACATTACCAAGCCAAGCATTAATTGATGCTGCACAATTGGTACTTGATTCATTTGGAGGCTTCTGGGCTGATTGCCGTATTTATTCACCTACGGAGCAACTCGTATCTGTAAGTGCTGTTGTCTCAGGCACAGTTGATTTAGATAGCGTGAGAAAAGTCATCCGTGATTACTTTGCTGAGATTGATCCAGTCGAGCCATATCAACCAGCTATTTTAACTGCTCGCATTGTTGCAGTTGCAGGCGTAACTGATCTTCAACTTGAACCATCATCAAATATCATTCCGACTGTCGATCCATTTAATACAAATTGGCTTCGACTTGGTGTCTTAACTGTGAGTGCAGCATGATGACACTAGAAGAAACAAGAAAACTGTATGAAATGGTCTTGCGTCAGCTGCTGCCCGTAGGTGGTTATGATCGTGCACCAAATAGCAATATTGCCAACGACATTTATGGTCATGCTAAAGCCTTAGCTCAATGTGATTTCGACGCAAAACGCCTTTTAAATGTTCTTGGCTCTATTCCAGTCGAGCTGCTTGAGGAATATGAAAAAGAATATGGTTTGCCGCTGAAATGTCAGACCAATGTCACTCAAACTGTTGAAGAACGTCTTGCTGTTGTGAACTGGATTAAAAACACCAAGAACGTTCTCAATACTGCTTATTTATCTCAGTTGCTTTCTATTTTTAATGTGAATCTAGTTGAGCTAGTGAAATATAAACCAATGCAATGTACTGCACCTTGCAACTCACCAGTGAATACAGATCAGTTGCGGTACAAGGTCAAATTGCGGCTTCAAAGTCCAGTTGAAGCAGATATGGAATGCATTATTAAAAACTATTTACCAGCGTATGTGCGCTATGACATTGAGGTGATTTAATGAAACGAATTGATACTGTAAATGCTCGATCTGATGTTAATGGGGTTGGTAAAAAAGGCTTTCATGATAATGCAGACGTTGCTGGGCAAGACGCGACTTATATTGATCCTTCGTGGTGTAACCATGTTCAAGAAGAAATTGCCAATGTAATTGAGGGATTTGGCGAAGCTTTAAATCCTGCACAAAAAAATCAAGTTTATATGGTCGTTAAAGGTATTAATGACCGTACTACAGCGATTGAGAACTTCATTGAAAATATTGTCGATTACTTTTATCCAGTAGGCATAGTTATTGATTTTGGTATTCCTAATTTCAATCCAAACGTTAAATACGTTGGTACTACTTGGGTTCTACACGGAGAAGGTAAAGCATCCGTTGGCTTGTCTACACAAGAAGATGATCCTGAATGGAAAAAAGCAGTTGGTAACACTTTTGGTGAAGACGCAGTCACATTAAACATTGGTCAAATGCCGAGCCATAAACATAGTGAAGCACCATTCAATAAATTTGCTGCAAAAGCTGAGGATATTGGTGGTGGAGACTGTACACCAACTAGCTATGATTACACTCCTTCAGAACTGGTAGTCGCAAATATTACTGAAGCTAATTGGCTGGTTGCCACTGAGAAAAGTGTAGGTGGTAATGGAGCACATAATAACGTACAAGAATCTATTGTTGATGCACGTTGGAGACGTATTGCATGA